CTTGCAGTCATTCGAGAACCCAGCAACCTTGGGTCGCAACATGAGCTTCTATGGTTATGTTTCAACTTTCGCTGCAATTTCAGGAATGATTCGCAAGATCACCCAGGCTTAGTCGAGAGCGGAGCAACCGCTCATGGCTACATACACAGTTACTAACAAGTACCTGATTGACAACTTTGCCGTACTGCAACTTCTGACCCCATCAGAAATTGCAGTCGGCAGTTCAATCACGGTTGCATCTGTTGACGCAACATTCAACGGCACGTACACGGTGCGCGCATTGCCACAGTATTTGTTCCTTGGCATTGACACACAAGGCGACCTGCTTTACGACTACGAAATTCCGATTGCAGATCAGGTGTTGTACGCCAAGACCGCTAGCGATGTATCACGTGTCGCAGCGTCTGGGACTGTTGCTAATGACCCTGTTTGCACGTGGGTAACCGCCGCACAGGTCATGACCTACCTTGGCATCACGATCACAAACCCGTCTGACGATTACACGTTGCTCACGCAATCTGTGTCAGCTGGTAATCAGTTCTGTTTCCGCAGGCGTCAGGAATCGGGCTATATCGACTCGCTAACGACCTCACCAGGCGGTGACGCAACATTAGGCACCTTGATGTATTGCGCCGCTCTGTGGCGCTCTAGGGGCTCAATAGAGGCAACCTACGCCACGTTTGACGGCATGGGTTCAGCCCCACAGCAAAGCCTGACCCCGATCGTGAAGCAACTCTTAGGCATTCCACGCCCAGCGGTTGCCTGATGGCCTACACCGACCTATTCAACGAAGCGATTGATGACGTCACAGCGACGCTGACCGCGGTGTCTGGTCTGCGTGTTGTAAACGACCCAACAAAACTTGCACCTAATTGCGTGTATTTGGACGCGCCAAATTTCACCACAGCATTTGGCAATGGCAACATTGTGCGCCTTGAGTTTCCAATCAAAGTCATCGGCTCTGGGCCTGCTGGTCTGCCGGTGCTCCGATCAATTTTGAGCATTGTGGCAAGCGTGCTTAATTCGTCAATCATCGTCATGGGTGGCCGTCCGTCAAGCCTTGAAATTGGTGGCGCGTTGTACCCGTGCTACGACCTAGATTGCGCTATCCAAGCCCAGACCGCATAATCCACAACTAAGCAACACAAATCATCTACTATCAAGAAAGAACTTAAGGAGCAATCATGGCAACTAGCACGTATCTCTCTAACCCAAAAGTAATGGTCGGCTCAACACTTGTTGGCATCGTTGACATTACTGATCAGGTTTCCGCAGCAACATTGACGGTTACTGCAGAAGCACTCGAAGACACCGCTTTCGGTTCCACGTCACGCACGATGACCGCAGGCCTCTACAGCAACTCGCTTACCTTGACGGTCTATGCCAGTTATGCAGCTTCAGAGGCTTATGCAGTTCTTTCACCATTGCTCGGCACCAAGTGCTATATCAAAGTCAATCCAACATCGGCAGTTGACGGGGCGACTAACCCTGGCTTCATTTTGAGTGAGACCTTTCTTTCCGCGATACCAGTTATCAATGCTTCTTTGGGCGAGTTAAGCCAATGGGAGATTGAATTCCAGGGCGGTGTTTACTCAGTCGATACAACCGTATAAATAACGGCTCCAAGCCGACATAGGAGAGCAAGTGAAAATCAAACTCAAGTTGACGCGCACGCCTGACAGCGAGCCCGAGTATTACTACACAAACCTATTTGTGATTACTGAATGGGAACGAAACGATCGCGGTCGTGTAGCAAATCTCACCAACGATTACAAGCAAGGCGACACCGCAGCATGGATGTATTACATCCTCAAAATGCGTGGCGAACAGTTGCCTGACAGTTGGAATGAATGGCTTAAGCAAAACCCCGAGATCGACATTGTGCCGGTACTGGACGAGACAGACCCAAACCCTACGGACGCGGCACCTACCGCCGCCAACTAGCAGAAGTTTTAGTCGCGGTCGGTTGGTGGCCTAGCGACATTGGGTTTGACTCACGGGATCTAGCAACTGTCATTAAAGTGCTTAATGAGGCAAACAAAAAAAGGTGACAACGTGGCAGAGGTAACCGCAACCATCCAAGTAGCTGGTATTAAAGACGCCCTAAAAGCGTTAAATAAAATTGATAAATCTTTGCGCCGTGAAATCACCCGAGACTATAAAGGAATTGTGCAAGGTGTTATTGATGATGCTTACCAGTCCATTCCATTGAAAGAGCCTCTAAGCGGTATGGCTCGAGTTTGGGCGCCAAAGGAATATCAGATTCTTCCGTGGAGCAATAACAACAACATCAAAGCCATGATCAATACCAAAAGGGTCAAAGAATATGCTGGTGCCAATGTCAACCTTGCAACCTTTGTTGTCAAATGGTTAAACCCTGATGCTGGTCTGTTTGACTTTTTGCAGAGCGGGGTTATGGGCTCCCGTCTTAACGCCAAGTTTGGTTCGCCTTCCCGAGTAATGTGGAAAGCATGGGAGCGCAACAAAGACGACGTCAATCAGCGAATGACCGACTTGGTCAAGCGCGTCATGAATAGCACCTCACAGGAGCTCATGTAATGGCTGTAGTACTCCCGATCATCAGCGAGTTTGACGGCAAGGGCATAAAGAAGGCGATCGCCCAATTTAAGCAATTGGAGACCACAGGCGAGAAAGCGCAGTTTGCCATTAAGAAAGCGGCGATCCCTGCAGCTGCCGCGCTGACGGGTGTTGCCGTTGCGTTGGGTGATGCTACTCGCGCTGCAATGGAAGATCAGCAAGAGCAAGCCGCTTTAGCACTTACCTTGCAAAATGTGACTGGCGCGGGTGCAAAACAAACCGCCCAGGTTGAGCAACAGATATCGGCTATGAGCAGGGCGTCTGGTGTTGCTGACAGTCAGTATCGAAAGAGCCTTGAAGCTTTGGTCCGTGGCACCAAGGATGTTGACCTTGCGATGAAAGACATGAATCTTGTGATGGATATCAGCACCGCGCTACAGATGGACAGCACCACCGTCGCCGATGCGCTCGCCAAGGCGTATCAGGGAAATTTCAAAGCATTGCGAACCCTGTCACCAGAAATGGCAACCATGATCAAAGAAGGGGCAACCCTTGACGAAGTGATGAACGTGCTCGGTGGAACCTTTGGCGGAGCGACCGCAAAGAACGCCGAGACCGCTGCCGGCAAAATGAAAATTTTAAAAAACAATTTAGAAGAAACTAAAGAAGCAATCGGCGCCGCGTTGTTGCCAGCCCTTGAAGCCGTACTCCCAAAACTAAATGCCTTTGCTCTATGGGCTCAAGAAAACCCGCAAGCATTTCAATTTATTGCTGGCACTATTGCCCTAGTTGCTGCTGCAATCGTGGCAACAAACATTGCTATGGCGTTAAACCCATTTGCGCTGATCGCTGCCGGCATTGCATTGTTAGTGATTGCTCTTGTTACCGCGTACAACAAATTTGAGTGGTTTAGGACAGGCGTGCAAGTGATCATTAACAGCATTAATAGCGCGTTTGACATGCTTGTTAACGGTGTAATCGGAGCGGTCAACGCAATTATTTCGGCTTACAACAGCATTCCTTTATTGCCAGACATTCCTAAAATACCGACAATTAATACTGGAAGATTAGGTGGCACAAACCCGACAGCAGGCTCAAAAATAGTTATTCCAAAATTGGCTGAGGGTGGCATTGTCAACGCGCCTACTCTTGCGCTTATTGGTGAATCAGGCCCAGAAGCCGTGGTGCCGTTAGACCGCATGAATACTGGCGGGGGAGTGACCGTCAACGTCACAGGCGGACTCTCGACTAGCGCAGAGATTGGTCAAGCCGTGGTCAACGCGTTGCGCGCCTACTCACGGAGTGCAGGGCCGTTGGCTCTGAACATTGCCTGATGCCTGGCACAGCTGTAGTCGATTCAGGTAACTATGACCTGCAGATTGCCACAGGCTTCATCCAGGACGGCTTCACACTTGACTCAGCAACCAAAGGCATCTTAGATAACACCCAGTACGTGCTAGACGGCACAACCGAGTTTGCAAGCGTCATGGACTCGGTAACAACGATCACAGCAAAGCGCGGCAGACGCGACATTGGCGACACGTTTAGCGCTGGCACAATGACATTCACCATTCAGGATGTGGACGGCGTGTTCAACCCGTTTGACGAAAATAGTCCGTACTACGACACCGCCGAATCCAAGCCTGGGCTTGCACCTATGCGCGAAGTCAAACTAATTCGGTACAGCTCAACCAACGTTGCCGAGTTGCTGTACTCTGGTTATGTCGTCAACTACGACTACAACTTTGCGCTAGCCGGTCTTGACACCGTGACCGTGTATTGCGCT